GTCAACCAGAAGAATTCTGGCAATGTATTCTTGATAGTTAACACTGGTACTTTGATATCGACCAATGAACCTTCTGGTAAAGCCTTGATTTCAATTGGCAAGTAACCTAAGTCCCACAAGGCAGCAATGTGTTCAGTACCGACAACACCTTCACCAAGGGACATATCCACACGGCGCTTGTATTCAGCAACTACTACAGCCTTAGGCTTCGCAAAGAAACCGTAGTGAAAAGCTTCGATCAAGAATGACTTGATAAACCCTTGCAAACCATACCAAAGAATTTTCTCTGGCTTCTTATTACCAGCACTAGGTGCAAGTCGATTAGAGCGAGGTGTGAAGTTGCTGTAAATCATGGTTGTACCTTTAGGGTACATATCTTTGTGACCTACTTTGTAGAAATCACACGCTGTCATTGGATTAATAAAACTCATTTCAACTCCTTTAAATGACTGTCACAGAATCTGCAACAGATTGGTTCATGTTGTTGTGTACGTAGATTGTATCATAGAGTTTCAACAATTCATCTGTACCTTTAGAAAAAATTCCGTGTGTTACGTAAAGATTCAATTTTGTAATGTTTGGTTGAGTTGTCTTAAGCATTTCGGCTAAAGATAAGAAAGTAGCTCCACCATCACAAAGATCATCAACTACACATACTTCTCCTTGAATTTTATCATGAAAAAAGCTTTCATAGATCACTCTACCATCCAATCGAACCTTATTCAGCGTAAACACTTGTGTACCAAGACCAACTTGATAGTGTGTGTTTACCTTTTCAGATGCACCTTTATCTGGTGCAATCAAAGCATCAAACTTAGGCAAGTACTTAGCACAAGATGATTGTGACATGTGTTGAACTTGTACACCATAACCCATTAAGGCTTGATGCGTAACTTCACTATGCATATCTTTGATATAGATATTATTGTAGTGAGGGAAAGCCTTTAACATGTGTGCAAACACACGCAACGCGAAGCTTTCACCTTTATGGCACACACGGTCCTGACGACCATACGGAAAATATGGAATAAACAAATCAATGTTTTCACGGGCTACACCCTGCACAGCTAGTGCATCCAACATGTTCAACGCAATGAAGATTTCATCCGAAGTAGGCATTGTCATTACAACTCCTACCTTTTCATGCTTTTCGATTCGTGGTAGCTTTACACCAACTTCACCAGCTGGAAATTTCCAACTCTGAAACTCAACCTCATGACCGTTTACTTTTAAATTAATCATCTTAACTCCTTTCAAGAATGATCTTACTATAACACAAATTTAACGAATTACCAACTTTTCAGCTTCAGCAACATAATAATCTACGTCTACATCATCTGCATAGTCATTGATATCGTTACATGTCTTTACATTCCATGCAGTATCGATACCTAAACGGCGAACTTCTGTATCACCTTCTAGTGGTGGCATAAGCTTTACTAACTTACCACCAGCTTTACAAGGATAGTACCTGCAAATGTTTTGTTGTGGAATTTCTGTACCATCTTCCATAACCATTACCAAGCTTGAACTACGTGGTACTTTTGTACGCAATAAGAAATCCCATTTATTCTTATGGTTAGAAATGAATTCTCGTACATCGGCACCATGTAACATTGCCGCTTCAGCTGCCATTGGTATGACCAATCCACCTTGATTTTGATGCCAACCTAGACCCTCATATTGATAAGCACCTTTGCGCTTTAACTTACCATCTGTGTAAACAGCGATATAGTTATTAACGTCACGGATGATCATCTTACTGTACTCAGCATACTCAAGCTCAAGACCAACCTGCTTTTGCCATGCTAAACAAATTGTATCGTACTCTTCTCGCTTATCTCTAGGTAATGCAACGGTTACACCATCGGTATTGACCTGAATGATTTTCAGACCTTCAATTGTCAACAACTTCTCAGCAAGTAAGCACAATGATAATTGACCATTGATAGTAATAGACATTGTATATTTAGGGTCAAAGAACGGACTAAACTTGTTGTTACTATCACCGTACACACCGTTCAAGGCAAGCTTCAACATGGCATTTTCAGCACTACCCTTTGGATAGCTCTTACGCTGTTGATATACGTCCTCGTAGATATCACAGAAGCTGTTAGAAAGATGCTCTGGATATACTTTGTTAGCGATAGCGATATTTGGGTACATCGAACTAACGTCAGCGTCAATGATCAAATATTTCTTATTCTCAGAAGCAATCTTAGATTCGATACTTCCGTGAATACCACCAGTACCAAAGTCGAAGCGGAAACCATCTACGACTACGTTTAAGTTTTCAGCTACGTTCCACATTCCCCAATAAGACTTCTTAGGTACACGGACCTTCTTAGGCTTTTTACTAAAGTCAGGTGAACCATCTGAATCTAATGGTTGCTCCATTACATGATTACCTTCGTTGTCAAACAAATATTCTGTAGCTTTTAGTTCTTCAGCTTCAACCCAACCCATAGGATGCTCTTTCTTGAAAGCAGCAATATCTTGTTCTGTTGGAATTCCTTTGAACTTTTTCTTCTTAACTGTCAAGTTTGCGTACTTAGCTACATCACCTAGTCGATGTTCTTCAATATCAGAGAAAACACCTTTGGTTTCAGTGATGCGTTGTTTCTTAAACCATTCAAGAACAGATTGGAATTCTGGACGTTGAAAGTCATAGTACTTAAACAAACAGTCACGGATATCGATGTGAGCGCGTTTGGATTGGTTTAGGTGTCTTCTACCGTGATGGTCGATGCTGTAGCAACTACCGGGGATCTTTTTCTCCAACTCCATAATGAAGTAGTCTTTGCCAATCTTCGTGTCATTGTGGTTCAAGAAGTTCTTACCGTATTTAACCGATAACTCTTCACGGAATTTGATTAAACCAAGACTATGCTTATAGAAATCTAATGTCATCTTTACATCGTGAGCGTTGTACTTGATCAATACATCAATCTCATGATCTAACAATTCTTTACCAACGGGAAATGGTAAGTCTTCAATATTGTCAGACTTCATGTTGAATTCGATCATCTTCAAGCTTGTTGCACGAGCTTTGTTATCGAAGTGGTGAATTTTAAATAGATCAACCTGTGTAGCAAATGATTCATCATCTTTAACTACTTTGGCAAAGCCACCATCTTTCATACCGTCAATTTGCTCCATAGCACACTCGTAAGCATACTGAGCAATCTCAAGTCCATCTACCCTTTTAAATCGACTACGCTTACCTAAAATCTTATGCAGTACAGGATAATCGAAGCCTGTGTTATTAAAGCCAACCATACGATCACCACTATCTGCAATATAGTCGATGCAAGCAAATACACGATCAATTTCATTCTTACGAAATGAAACCTCAAATGTTTTACCGCACTTACCATCAGCACGAATCACACTGAATGTAAATACGTTAGGAAAAGTCTCGATATCGTACACCCAATCCATAAATTAACCCCTTTCAATTATTATTTTACAAAGATCTAACAATTCAGTGTCACTGATCTCACCTTTCATTAGATTATACTGCCAAATTACGATTCTTGTATTATTTTTAGTATATCCAATTGAAGAATCTATCCTATCTATAGATGGTGCATAAGGGTTCTTATCATATTTATCACATTTATTAAAATCAAAAGGTATACCTGTTACTTCACAAACACCTTTGTCAAGTTTATCATAAATAAAATCAAAATCTATTTCTAATTTTTCATCAAATTTATAGGATCTTCTTTCTGCGGAGCTTAATAAGGTTAATGCTCTACCTCTTAGTGATGTGTAAAATCTTGCACTTCGATCTTTTTGAGATTCCTGATATTTAGTACTTTTAGAGTTTTTAAGATATCTATTAGATCTATCTTCTTTAAGTTTGGGATTTTCCTTATATTTCAGTCTTGCTTTGTTATTCACACATACTTTACAAACCTTGTATTTAGGATAAAAACTATCTTCTGGTAGTTCTTTTTTACATTCTTTACATTCCATATTACCTTTCTATGATATAAAACATTATTATACATCATAGAATATGGAAAGTCAAGTGTAAAAATAACCCCAAGTATATCACAACTTGGGGCTTCTATCAAGCTTCTACGGTAGGTGCTTCTTTAGGCGTACTAAAGTATTTAGCTTTATCCCATAGTGTATGAGTATCATTTTCATAATACACTTCA